GGTCACTACATTACTGGCGTTAGTAATAAACAACTTTCTGAAAGCCTAAATGAGTCACCAACATTTATCACACGGGCACTACAAACGCTGGAAGCAAACGGCTGGGCTGAAAAACGCGATAACGGCAACTATGCACCAAGCATGATGGCAATTCGTTTCGGCGCTTCATGCAAAGAAGAATGTGACCGCATGCAAGCTCGTATTGATGAATACAAGCAACGTCTACAAACACAGTTTTAATAAGGGTTCGTTATGAGTAATGAAGTAGTTACTGAAGTTGAAATTCAAAATCACACAAAGGCTGTTGCAGGTTTAGCAACGCAACTTGGTTATGAAGGAGCCTTAACTGTAGGTGCATTGGAAGATGAAATTCGCTTTTTCCAACAACGTACTGTTGAAGCTGTTATGGAGCTTGGCAAACGCTTATTAATTTTAAAAGAAATCACCCCTCATGGTGAATTTAATAAGCGTGTTGAGATGTTGAATTTCACCCCACGTATGGCACAAAAATTCATGTCAGCGGTATTGAAATTCTCAAAAACGAATTCGAGTTCGCTTTTGCAGAAAGCTGGAAATCAAACAAAATTGCTTGAGCTTGTAACATTGGATGACGACGAAATACAAGTCATCGAACAAGGTGGAAGCATTGGAGAGCTTTCATTAGATAGTATTGAAACCATGTCGGCACGCGAATTAAAAGACGAACTTCGCAAAATTAAAGCTGATAAGGAAGCTGCTGACTTACTTCTTCAAAAGAAAGACCAAAAGATTAATGAATTAGATGCAAAGCTCACCAAGCTTCAGAGTCCAGTTCAAATCAAAAAGCGTGCTGAATCTGAAGAGCAACTCATTGCTGCAAAGGCTTTAGAAGAAGCCACCAGCGCATGTTTAACAATGCACAACGACACAGTGCGCTTCAAGAACACTATCAACTCTGTTTTAGACACCATTAACGAGCATGGCCTTTACAACATCCAAGAACAACTAGAAGCCCTCGTTATCAGCGCATTTCAACAGATTGCCCAAACTAGTGTTGAATTTGGAATCCAAATTGATTTTGAAACGATGGTAAACCCAGCATGGTTACCTGCGGATCAAGACGCTGCTGCATTTGATGCAACAAACGTGGAGCAGTAATCATGACAAATCCAAACTTAGCAAAACAAGATTACTTGCGCGAAATTGCAGCCAAACTTGCAGCTGCCGAGTTTGGTGGGAAAGCTGCGATTGTTAAAACTGCATGCGACTTTTTAAGTCTTAGCAAGCCACAACTTTACCGTGAACTTGAAAAAGTAGGTTTTAAATCTGAACGTAAACAACGCTCTGATAAAGGCAAAACAGTTGTGCCGACAGAAGTTGCTGAAATGGTCGGCGGTATGGTGCATGTAGCAACCCGTGCCAATGGTAAAAAGACATTGCCGATGACTACTGCACTGGAAATGCTTATCGCTGACGGTAAAGCACCAAAAGTATCAGCAGCAACAGTTGCGCGTGTCATGAAACAAAACATGTGTCACCCAAAACAACTTGCAACACCATCGGCACATACACAGCAAAAATCGCTACACCCGAACCACGTTTGGCAAGTCGATGCCTCTATCTGTGTTTTGTTTTACCTGCCTAAAGGCGGTATGCAAGTGATGGATGAGAAGAAGTTCTACAAGAACAAACCTGCCAATGTGAAGAAAATCGAAAATGACCGTGTGATTCGTTATGTCATGACCGATCACTTCTCAGGCTCAATTTATGTTGAGTATGTCTATGGCAGTGAAAGCTCTGAAAACTTAATTGAGATTTTCTTAAACGCAATTCAAAAGCGTTCTGCTCAAGAGCCGATGCACGGTGTTCCAAACATCCTTTACACAGACAAAGGTTGTGCAAACACCAGTGGCTTATTCAGAAATTTACTTGAGCGCCTAGATGTAACTTTTATACCCCATGCAACTGGTAATTCACAAGCAAAAGGCCAAGTTGAAAACGCTCAAAATATTGTTGAAACACAGTTTGAAGGCCGACTGCGTTTCATGCAGATCAACAATATCCAAGAGTTAAATGCCCAAGCTACTGCATGGCGCATGTATTGGAATGAAACAAAAATTCATAGCCGTACTAAGCGCAGCCGTAATGCTGTTTGGCAAACCATTAAGCCTGAACAATTACGCATTGCTCCACCAATGGAATTGTGCCGTGAACTTATCAGCACAGTACCAGTTGAAAAAACAGTTAAAGCCAATCTTACGGTTAGTCATGCCATTCAAGGCTATGGCTCACAAGACTATGACGTTCGTCATGTTGATGGGGTTTACCCGAAAGCTAAGTTGCAGATTGTAGTGAATCCATACCGTGCGCCATGCATCGATGTATTGACTAAAGATCAACACGGCAATGAGGTCATTTTCACATGCGAACCGATGCAAGTTGATTGGGTTGGCTTTGGAAATGATGCAGCAATCATCGGCGAAGAAATTAAGGCAATGCCTCAAAGCAAAATTGATGAAAACCGCAAACGCATACTTAAAAAAGCTTATGACGCTGAAACTCTTGAGCAAGTTGATAAAGCAATTGCCAAGAAGAAACCAGCCTATGACGGTCAGCTCAATGCTATGGCAGACGTTGCAGCGGTTGAAGTTCCGACTTACATCAAACGTGCTGGTGAGCAAGTCACTACACCAATACAACGTCGTGAATCTGCACCTATTTCAACAGTAGAAGCTGCAAAAGAAATCCGAGGCTTAATTGGTGACCTGTGGACCACGGATCACTACAAGGCCCTCAAAAAATCTTATCCAGATGGTTTAGTCCCTGCCGATGCAGTACGTGAAATTGCTGAAGCAATAAAGGCTGAACAAGAACTTCCACAACAACGGCCACAACTTCGTGTTGTTGGTTAAGGAGCAACCATGAAACAAAAAGACTGCTCGACAAAACTTAAGGACCTCATTTTAGACAACGGAATTATACAAGCTGATTTAGCTCGATACGTACAGCTAAGCCCGTCATCGATCAACATCATCATCAACTGCCTTAGATGGCCGAAGAAGAATACTGATTTTGTGAAAGCCCGTTTTAGAGAGTTCTTGGTCAACGCAAAGATTAGCGAGTCAGAAATCGATGATGCATTTAATGAAATGTTTGATGCACCACCACAAAAAACACTTCTTGAAAGACTTGGCTCAGAGGCAGCTAGTGAAAGAGAACTAGACCATGTGTATCGCGCATTAGTAGCACGACACGGAAACAAACAAATTAATGAACTTTTAAATGAGGACGAACAAGCCATGTTGCTCGCAAAACAGTCGTTGACTCAACAAGCTAAAAAACATTTTGGCTTGTTTGACAACCCTTTCACAAATGAAGTTCGTGCAGTTGAAGAACTATTCTTGAATAGCGACATCAACTATGTGCGTCAAGCCTTATATCAGACAGCTAAACATGGCGGATTCATTGCAATTTCAGGTGAGTCAGGTTCAGGTAAATCGACTTTACGACGCGACCTTTTAGATCGTATTCGTCGTGAAAAATTACCAATTTTGATTATCGAACCATATGTCATTGCGACTGAAGATAATGACATTCAAGGTAAGACACTTAAATCAAGCCATATTGCTGAAGCAATTATTAATACGGTTAGTGCTGGTCAAGAGAAACCACGCATGTCTGCCGAGGCTCGTTTCCGTCAAGTACATATGATTTTAAAAAAATTCAAGTGAAGCTGGTTATAGCCATTTATTAGTGATTGAAGAAGCTCACAGCTTGCCAATCGCTACTCTTAAACAGTTAAAGCGTTTCTTTGAATTAGAGGACGGCTACAAAAAAACTAATTGGGATCGTCTTAATCGGTCAGCCAGAACTTGCAAACAAATTAAGTGAGCGCAACCCAGCGGTACGTGAAGTTGTACAGCGTTGTGAGAGTGTGACACTGGAACCTTTAACAAATACTTCATTAGTTGAGTACTTACAACACCGAGTTAAAAGCGTCGATAAAAAACTGGAGTCGATCATCACTGAAGAAGGCATTCAAGCAGTTGTTGACCGTCTAACTCAAATCAATAGCGCTGGCAAAACCACACGCTCACTTTTATATCCACTTGCCATTGGCAACTTAATTACCAGTTCTATGAACCTCGCAGCAGAAATCGGCGAGGACGTTATCACACGCGACATCGTGATGGGGGTTTAAGCCATGAAATTTAATTTAAGAAATTTACTGATTGTGAACTTTGCAGTTTGGTTTTTTGCAGTCGCTGTAGTGATGGCTGTGCTAGGAGGTTGCAATGGATAAGACATACCTCGCTGTCTGGATTTGCGTCACGATCATGATCGTTGCTTGTTCTGGTTTTGATGCATTAAGCAAATTTGGAGGTTGCAATGGCTGATTTTGCAGATGTAGCAAGCACTTTGTCTGAACAAGATTTAGACCATGCACTTGCCAACATTAAACACTTTGACCAAGTCAGTAACTATGAATGTGAAGACTGTGGTGCCGAAATTCCAGAGCGTCGTCGCGCTCTGGGCAATGTAAAGCTTTGCATTGACTGTCAAACAGCAGTTGAAAGCAAATCCAAACATTTCCGAGGTGGTCTATGAACTTCAAACAAAAACGCGCTCATTTTCCCAAGGATTTAGACAAATTGGTCAGTGGTGATTATGTGCTTGTACCAAAAGAATCTGCTCAGTTTTGTGCAGAAAAAACTATTGACCATGTCCATGACAATATTCGTGAGTTTGGTGAAAACGCTGAACTTGAAGCCGAATGGAAAGCCCATGCTCATGCATTGATGGTTGCAACAGGTGACACACGCTATGAAAACTAGATGTCCAGCATGCGGAGCAACAAACAGCCTAGATGCCCTATTAGGGCATGGTGAAGCAAGCAAAGCTTTCGTTGCTTCACTAAATCTGGTTGGTGATTTAGCTACGCCACTGGTCAAGTACTTGGGAATGTTCCGCTCTCAAAATCTTGAGCTTACTTTTGAACGCACAGCTAAGTTACTTGGCGAAATTGCTGCGGATATTAATGCGCAGCAAATCAAACGTGGTCACCACAGTTACCCAGCTCCTAAAGCAGCATGGATCTGGGCAATCAACACAATGCTTGAGCGTCGTGACCAAGGCAAGTTGCAATTGCCTCTAAAAACCACGGATATCTATATGAAGTGATCAGTTCATTCAAGCCAGAAAATGCGCCTGTACCAACAGAGCGTCGAGATGCTGGACCACAAGCTAAAACTGAAGCTGAACGTGCAGCTGAGCAAGCAGAACATGAACGTCAAAAACATGAACGTCCAAACACCAACTTTAAAGAAATGATGGGCTTTGTCCAAATGAATGAGAAGCAGCCAGAACGTGGGCTGAAGAACATTCCAAAAGAACAACTTATGGCGCATGTCGTTAAACACAAACTACCAGATGAAACTTTAGAACAGTGCTACCAACGCTTAAAAGCAGCTGAAACACAGGAGCAAACAAACTAATGGCACGTAAATCACTCAAAGAACCACAACTTCAAAGTTGGGAAGCAGTTGATCAAACATTGGCACAAATGGCTGTTATCAACCGTGACATTGCACTTGAAGAAGCTGCTTGTAATGAACAGGTTGACAAGCTCAAGGAAGCAACCAAACAACGTCTTAAACCGCTATTGGAACGAGTTAAGGCGTATGAACTTCAACTTAAAGAATTTTGTGATCACCGCAAAAATGAGTTTTTGCAAATCAAAAGTAAAAAGTTGACACACGGTTCGGTTGGCTACCGTTTATCAACCAGTGTGACTATTCCTGATCCTGTTTTTACTTGCCAGATGCTCAAGCAATTAAAGCTTGAACACTGCATCCGTACTAAAACCGAACCTGATAAGGAGTCAATCAAACAACTCACGCCTGAATTAATAGCTGAAATTGGTGCAACTCTTAAACAGCGCAACAACTTTGGTTATGAAATTGAAACCGTTGATCCAGCAGCTACAGCTGCTCATTAAACCTAAAACTGAGGCTATCAACATGTACACAGTTAAATCACTTGAACCACAGCTAAATGATGATCCGCAAGCATTGTTTGCAATCGTCCGTGAGTACGATGTTTTAGTTGGCCATTTCTACCGCTACGAACATGCAGAAATCGCATGTGCAGCACTTAACCAAACTCAAGCAACTACCGAAGGAAATACTACCCATGAATAAATCTGACTTAATCGCAAACATCGCAATGGACGCTAATTTAACTAAATCACAGGCAGCAGCTGCACTACAAGCAGTGGAAGATGCAATCGCTGCTGCTTTAGCTGAAGGCGGAAGTGTTTCTTGGATTGGCTTCGGCACTTTTCCGTAAAAGAACGCGCTGCTCGTACAGGCCGCAATCCTAAAACTGGCGAAGAGCTGCAAATTGCTGCAGCAAAAGTACCTTCCTTCAAAGCAGGAAAAGCACTTAAAGAGGCTGTTAGTAATGGCAACAAAAATTAAGGCTTAGACATGCTTGAAAAGAACGGTTTAAGGGTTGTCCGTAAATACAACATTTGCGGATGGTTCGAGTATCACGTTTTGAATGAGGCTGGTCAGAGAATTTCACGGCATACAGTTCAACAACGTGCCATTGATATAGCTCTGAACACACTTCAAGCATAAGCGAAACACAGGCATTCGTGCCTGTGTCTGCTGGATGTCGTGGTCCAGTACTGATGAGCAGCGAGAACATAATGATCAGCATTGAAGATTTAGAAAAGTTACCACCTGAAGTGATTGAAAGTATTAAGGAGACAACATAATGAGCATGACCCGCGAAGAAGCAATTCTAAAAATCAAAAAAATGTTTAGCATTGGCTAAATCAGCCAATGAAAATGAAGCTGCAATTGCACTACGTCAAGCACAGGCTTTGATGCGCGAATTTCAGATTGATCCTGATCTACTCGATATCGTTGAAGCTAGTTGCGAAAGTAAAGCAACAAAGGTTCCTCAAGCGTGGGAAGCAAGCTTAGTTATGACTATAGCTAGAGCCATGCAATGCAAACCTATTTTTAGTTCTGGTAGCAGTACTTGGGGTATTAAAGCTTCATGGACATTTATTGGTGTCGATCCAGCACCAGAAGTTGCATCTTACACTTTTGATGTTTTATATCGCCAAGTGATTCGTTCAAGAAAAAGCTTTATTGAAAACAGCTTAAAACGTGTATCGGTCAAAAAGAACAAGGTACGTCGTGCAGATTTGTTCTGTGAGGGCTGGGTTGATTCAGTTAAGCATTTAATAACTGACTTAGATATTGATGTACCAGCAAATACCACTGAACGTATAAAAAAATATATGGATAAAGCTCACGGAAAGCTTGGTTCATTTACACCTAAAGATCGAAACAAAGGCAAAGCTTTCAATGATAGAGCAGCTAATGATTATCATGCGGGTAAACAATCTGGAAAGTCAGCAAAACTTAATCAAGCTATGAATGGTGGCAAGCAATACGAAAAGTTGGGAGCACCAACATGAATGAATTGCTGAATTGGGCAACTGTACTGGCTTACTTTGCGGTCTTTCTAATGGGCTTAGGTTCTTGCTTTAAAGAGGCTAAATTGGCGTGGACCACTCGAAACAAAACTGGCTTAACTATATTTGAGAAACGCTCATATAAGTTTAAAGCAGGTGCATCAATCACATTGGCCTTTCTAGCAATTATAGGTTTGTTCCAAGCATTCCAAGGGACGGTGTGAAATGAAATTCAATAAGAAAGCTAATCTGATCAAGCTAATCCATGTGGGAAAAACAAAGCTTAATTTAGATGATGAGCTTTACCGAGACATTCTTACCAGCACTACTGGTAAAACCAGTTCAAAAGATTTGAACCTAGCACAGCTTGAAGCTGTGCTGGATCGCTTCAAACAACTTGGCTTTGAAGTTGAATCAAAAAATAAATCTGGAGTTAAAAATTTAGCTAATGACGACCAAAGTAAATTAATCCGTCATTTATGGTTACAGCTTCATGGGGCTGGTCAGGTCAGAAACAGTAGTGAAAAAGCTTTAGCAAAATTTGTAGAAAAAAGAGTTGGTGTGAGTGCCTTGCAATTTATGAGCAGTCATCACGCAGACATGATCATTAATCACTTAAGACAATGGTGCAAACGTTGCGGCATTGAAAGAACAGAACAATAAGAAAGTAAAAACCCCAGTGCGCCAACACTGAGGTTTTAAATTCCACCCACCGACGAAAGCAAGAGGAGATAAATCATAAGACTGCTAAATCTTAACATGGGATAACAGCGGGAGCAATTATGGTTTATCGTCCTCACATTACCGACGCACAACAATTATTTTCAGATGAAGAACTCATTGCACTTATGCCTAAAAACTTTGCATTTGTGGCGAAGCTCATTGGCGTAAAACCAGCTTTAAGTCTTATTGAAAGTTATGGCGGCATTCTAGTTTTCGTGCCCCATAAACACGCTTTAGGCATTCATCATGAACTTTCACAGATCATTGGTTATTCTAAGTTACAGCTGCTCTCAGAGCACTTGGGTAACACTTCAATAGAAGTACCTATGGCTACAACAATCACGATTGCAATGCGTAATAGAACGATCCGTGAGCTTGCTGCTAAAAAAGAAAGCCGCTCAAAGATAGCCCGTAAATTTGGCGTGACTATTAGAACAATCCGCAGTATCGTAAACGGCGAGGAAAAGCTTAAGTTTCATCTAGACCAGAATCTGGATTATTCGAATAAGAGCATAAAGAGGATTCTAAAAATGATTCTAAACTTAACAGTTAATAGTGCTAAACAGGTCAGCAATTTTCTAAAAAGACATCGAGGTTGGGTTTCTTATAAAGAGCACGACTTTCAATGCGAGGTTTTAGAGTGCTTAGAGGAAAGCAAAACATCAATGTCAGCAGATTATAAATTTAATCTGTCGAGATGCATTAGTTGCTATGAAAAAGGTAAAGAGTGCAAAACCGATGACATTTTCTTTGAGTTTGTACAGGAAATAGAAAAAGCGGGAACCTAA